CACCTAAAACTAAGGGTTGATTATTAGCTTTAGTTAAAGGATAGACTCCAGTGGTTGTAGTACCCATAGTTAAATTAAGAGTACATGCACCAGTATTTGCATTAGAAGCTTGTAGGGTAAAAGTAAAATTAGTAGGAATATAGGCTAAATTAGAAGGAATAGTTGCTGTTAAAGCATTGCCTGTACCGCCTGCTATTCCAAAAGCATAAGTACCAATTTGAAATTGATCTATTTGAATATTATTATTTTGAGTACCTGCGGTATAAAGCATCCCTGCTAAGTCACCTGCCAGCCATGATTGAGGCGTTGTCCCCTCTTGCCCTCGCAAAATAGTGACGACATCTCCTGTTCTATTTGTGACCAAAACAATCTCATTTAAAAGCTGAGTTGCAGCATCTACAAAAGTAAGCTTAAAGCCTTGACCAGTAGAAGGATTAGGAAATAATGATCCTGTACCTGGAGCTAAAGTCGCTGTAGTAGCCGAGCTAGTTAATGAATTAGCTAGGGTAGTTTGTGCATTATTGGCAAATAAATAGATAGTCATAGCGGTCTCTTATGTCAAAGTTAGATTATAAGTGTATTGAAAGGGTAATTGTAAAACTCCTGCATTAATTGCAGCTTGTAATATAGGAAATAAATCCGTAGGAATATAGGCTTTAAAAAAAGTAGGATTATTCATAGGTACTTGATCTAGCTCAAAAGTATCTAATAAAGCACCACCTTTGCTAGTTAATATACCTTTTTTAATATTAATATTGACGACATCTGTTGCAGCAAAAGTCACACTAATTTGATAGGTATTATCAATCTTAGGATCAGTGCCATTTACCCCACCTAAAAATCTAGCTATTCTATTTTTAAGCCATCTAATATTAAATTGGTATCCATCGCCTTTATAAAAATTCCAAGTAATACACCTTTTAAATATATCATCGGTGACATTATAAAAAGCTGTAGGCGATAATTTTTTTAAAGCATTATAATTGCCTTCATTTAAATGAGTAGTATTATACTCACCTTTATTTTTATAATAGCCTTGTGGGATAACAGGTCTTTTTAAACCATAAATACCTAAAGCTACCCAATCCAATAAAACACCTGAAATATTAGAGTTAGTATAAATAGGCAAATTAAGATTATTAATTTGATCTAAATACTGTTGAGCAGTTGTATTGTAGGCATCAAAAAATGCTTGCAAATACTGAGTGCTATCATGTCCTGTGTATTGCGAATAAAGATAAGAAGGTAATATCTTGGTTTGCATGATTAGCCTTGAGTAATAGTCACTAAGCTTGTATTAGTTTGGAAATAAGACTCAGGATCACCATAAATTAATAGACTGCCTGCGGCTGGTGATACAGATACTCCATTAATTGCAATTGAAAATGTCAATTTAGATATTAAATCTTGAGGAATAATAGATTCAATTGCATTTTGGAAAGCATCTTCTAATGAATAAGTATTAATAGGCTGACCTACTGAAATAGAATTAATATAATTAACAATAGCTGGCTGACCTAAAGCAGCTACCGCAGTAGGCGAAATATAATTAGTCGATATAGTATTCCAAGTAAGTGATACTGTTACAGATTGTTGTGGTGGATTAATAAAAGTAATATTGTATGAATCTGGGTAATCAGTTACAGAAACTGTGATATTTCTATAATTAGGGGTAATTACTCCGCCACTTGTATAAGTGCCAAAGGTAGAAGTATTTTTACTTGTAGTCACAAGGTTGTTGGCTACAGAGGTTACAGTATAAGTGCCATTAAATCCAGAAGGAGTTACTCCTGCCACTGTAATAACTTGTCCTACTGTATATTGACCAAAATATGATCCAGTATTAATTACTGCATTAGTTCCTGTAGTAATACCAGTAATGGTAATAGTTGAACCTACTAAATTGGATATATCAAAAAGACCTTGATAGATAGCATTGCCTACTTGATATGGGTCACCGCCACCACAAATTACTTGCCATTGATTAGCGGCTGGATTTCTTACAGATACAAGCCTTGCTTGAACCCCTGCGACTCTTTCTAATTGAGTTTTTAAAAAGGTAGGCATACCTTGAGCAGTAGCTAAACCAGCTTGAATGACTTGAGCTTGATAATCTGGTAAGGGTTGTGCTGTAGCACCTGGAAGTCCAGTAGTTAAATTGGTAACTGATAAAGTAATTGTACTAGGGACAGAGGTAATAATTTGTGTGACAGTACCAATAGGAACTGCCCAAGATCCAGCAACTGTAGCTAAACAATATAAAGATGCACTTTGACCAGTTGCAGCAATAGCACCACCATCTTGCACTGTATATTGATGAGTGCCATCGGATAATACAAATCCTCTAGGAATAATAAAGCCTGGTGTGCCTGTAAAAGTGACATAGACAGAGGTGTTAGATCCTTGACCTTGAACTACACCATAAACAGAACCTAATTGATAAAGAATATATGGATTAGCAGTATAAGGACTAATTGAATTAACTAAATCGACATAGGCTAAATCTTGAATAACTACAGCACCTGCCGCAGTAGAAGCCATATCTTCAATAAGAGATCCTGGTAAATTCGCAGTAAGCCCAGGTGCTAATGCAGTAGCCGCAGCTATCTCAGCATTAAGTAAGTCGGTTGGGCTACTTGGAACTGCGCCTGATTTAGTAATAATTGCCATTTTTTATCCTTTAAGTCGCTATGACGGATTGAATAACAGTTCCGTCAGTAAATATTGCTGAGATATTATAAGTCGGTTGTGTTGCTAATTGTTGTTTTGATACAGCTAAACTTGCAAAATAAGGTGAATATTGAGCTTGAGTTCTAGCTACTGCTGCGTCAGGTGCAATTTGAGTATGCACTGATTTATAGGCAGGAATACCATAATTGCCATAAAAAGGACTTTCGCCTTCAATAAGTCTTAAAGTCTGTACAAGGGTAGTTAGCCAAATATAGCCTGGACTCACCTGTACTGTCTCTCCTGCGGTTAATCCATAAGTATTAAATAATGAATTAGTGACAGGTTTAAGAATATATTGTTGTGGGGGTACTGCTGGCAAAAGCACTCTTTGACTGACATTTTCCCAATTATTAACTAAAGTATTTCCAAAGCTATCTACAATAAGATTGTTTTGAAGGGTATCGCCTTGATTAATAGAAATAGGGGGTAAACTAAAATCTATGGTAGCTGTATAAAGTGTGCTGGTTACAGTAAAGGTATCGCCAACACTATCTGTAAAATTATAGACTACAGGATTAAAGGCATTTTGGTATGGAGTTTGAGTTAATAAAGTCCATTGATTTGTATTTGGATCTATACCATAAGTTCTCATATTGGAGTTCCTGTATTTCCAGAGCCTGTTTGTACGCCTGAGTGTTCATGGGTACTACTAATATTTACACCATTATTAGTTAAAGTGCCTGTAGTTTGAATATTGCCATTAATTATAACACTTCCATTACTTATATTTAGAGTGCCACCATTAAGATTAATGGATATTCCAGATGAGTTTAAAATAAGAGTACAGTCTTGATTAATAGTAGTAAGCTCTACTCCATTTACCCCATACATGAATAGATATTTACCATCGACATTAAACCAATTTTTATTGCCAATAGGGACAAAAATAAGACCGCCAAGATTAGTAGGATTAACTAAATCAGCTAAGCCTAAACCTAGCCCAGATATACCCCCTAGACGAGCATTAGCGCCCATTACAACACCTTTATCACCTGGTTGAATAGGTAACCTTGTATATTGGCTTTCAGCAATAGGGCAGGTCACTTGTGGCAAAGTAATGCCTTCTGGGACATTAACCTCAAAGGACACAGTAACAATAGCACCGCTAACTGAGACTACTGAGCAAGGTAAGGCTTGACCAAGATTTTGTAATTGATTCTCAATCTTATTTTTAGAGAATCTATTAATGGTATTGGAAAAGGGGACTTTTTGTGAGATTGTCATTTTTTATCTATCACTGTGAAATATAGGCATCAATTATACTACACCAACTATTTGCATCCGCTTGACGACTATTGCCGACATGACGAATTTGTTGAATTTGAAACACACCTTGAAAAGATATACTGTTTCTAAATTGAGTAAAAGTATTGCTTGTATTTAATAAAGGTGCGCCTTTAGGAAATTTAATATATTGACCTACAGTTAAATCGCCTCTCATCACTAACTTAGCTTGTATAGTGTATAAATCTAACCAAGTTAGATTACCTATAATATCGTAATAACTAATTTGTGTAGGATTATCTAAGGTATTAGATTGCCCAGTTGAACCTACCCCATCTGACAATACAAAACCATTGGGAGTTGAAGCAATACTAGCGCCAAGATATTTAGGGTCTTTAATAATATACTTACTAAGCTCAT